CCACTGTACCAATATTGTCTGAATGGGTACGAGACAACCTGGGACCACGTGAAGGTTAGTGACGCTCCGCTGGCCTTGCCGGGGGCGAGAGATAGGACCAAAGGGGTCTTGCCTCAAGTGGGAACTCGGCGCTCGTCCCTCGCTGTACCCTCGCCCCATCCGGCGCTTTGTTGATTACTTGCTGACATATAATAGGCGGGGCTAGACGCATGAGCCTGTGCCTATACGGAGAAACCCGTCTTGGCAAGACATTGTGGGCCCGCAGTTTAGGCAGCCACGCTTACTTCGGTGGCCTATTTTGCCTTGATGAGTCAGTTGACGATGTGGAATACGCCGTGTTTGATGATATGCAAGGAGGACTAGAGTTTTTTCACGGCTACAAGTTTTGGTTGGGGTGTCAGTCGCAATTCTACGCGACAGATAAGTACAAGGGAAAGAAGTTGATTGATTGGGGGAGGCCTTCCATTTGGTTATCCAATGAAGACCCCCGTCACGATAAAAATGCAGATGTGGGTTGGCTGAACGGCAATTGTATTTTCGTTAGGCTTATGGCCCCTATTTTTCGTGCCAATACAGAGTAGCTCTAGGATCAAATACGAGGTCACCTTCATCTGCCTGAGACAGATAACGTGCCTGAAAGAAATCAAGAACATAGTAATCGCCCATTCCGGGCTTAGAATCAGTAGAACGCGCACCATAAATAGTTTGGTTGCCTTGTTCCAAATTGCTATAAACAAGGGTCTTGTTCATGGGGTGGTAACGCTTGTGGTTGCGTTGGATGCCTGCTTCATTGCCCGAGGCAATAGTAACGGTCTTGTCATACTTGATGGTAACATCCGTATTATCCGTCTTGGCAGTCATGACATTGATGTAATCAATATTAGTGACGTCAGTGGGTGCCTGCTGCGCAGAAACACCCCTGAAAATCGTATTCAGTATTCGAAAGTAAGAAGCAGGGGTAGTGCCAGGGGTTGAAGGTTGGGTTTGATTCTTGCCGTAGTACGACGCGATATCATACATGGGTCGAAAGACGCCAGTATCCTGAGTAAAGGTGTTACGGAAGAACACATCAGGCTCATGAAGAATGGTATCGGCTCCCTGCAAAGTAGTGAAGGACGAAAGCAGTGCATCGCCCTTAAAAGTGAAGCACACCCTACGCCACTGCCAAGGGGTGGGGCCGGTTACACTGATGGTAACATTCTCAGAGAGACCCCGGTAAAAAGGAGAACCATGTGTGAGAAGGGCCTGTGACGCATCATTTCCAACTCCCACAGGTCGTCGGTAGGTTGCAACCCAGGGAATGCAATAGGTATAGGCAGGGGTTCCAGGTGGAACTGGGCGGCCCACAGAAAAGACTGCAGGGCGAGGGGTCGAGGGAATGGTAGGATCAAGAGTGGGATTGGTTACGGGAACCATTACATCCCGTTTCTTGTTGGTGGCTATGTCCAGTATGCGACGCTTGGACATCTTGGATGAGGCCTTTTTGCGATAGGTTCGCTTCTTCACGCCGTAGCGTCGGCGGACGCCACCACGCTTCTTTTTGCCGTATCGGGAACTGCCACGTAAGCTGTGGCTCTTGGCGCGTGAGTAGGCCATTTTGTTTTTGTGGGACGGACATTGGAAAAAGTCCGAAGTGCGAGGGGTTACGGTATTTATAGGAAGGGAGGGAAGGGAAGGAGTTTGAGAAGACTATAATATTAATCAGTCTTCTCCCCCGTCACGTGCCAATGCCACGCGCCTTCAAGTTTTTCGGGAAACATGTCCTCCTTACCTACGCCCAATGTGGAACGCTCGATGCTCTGGCTGTTGAACAACATATTGGATCAACTGGTGGCAAATGTATCATCGGAAAAGAGTTGCATGCTGATGGGGGAATTCATCTCCATTGTTTCGTGCAATGGGAGTCTGAGTTCACAACAACGGACAAACGCCAATTCGATGTTGATGGATGCCACCCAAATATTCGGAAAATGTATCGCACACCGAAGAAGGGATATGCTTACGCAATCAAAGATGGAGAGATTGTTGGAGGGACTCTCGAAGCCATCGACGTCATCGACAATGAGTCAGACTTATCGGGCCGAGATAGCGATAGCCGACGGAAATCGCCGTGGTTTGACATTATCATGGCAGAGTCTCGTGATGAGTTTTTTGAACTGTGCGCGAGGCTGGATCCACGATCACTCTGCGTTGGATTTATGGGGATCAGCAAGTACGCTGACCACCGGTATAGAGTGGACAGATCCCCTTACCGTACGCCCAGGGGAATATCTATTGAGGCGTCCACTGTACCAATATTGTCTGAATGGGTACGAGACAACCTGGGACCACGTGAAGGTTAGTGACGCTCCGCTGGCCTTGCCGGGGGCGAGAGATAGGACCAAAGGGGTCTTGCCTCAAGTGG